CTACAAGCGTATTGCAATCAGGACTAATACTCATGTTTTCACCAAAACGAGCAATGTCCTGTGATACAGGATTTACTATACGTTGAACACTAAGCCACTGGTTTAATCCCATGACACCAAGCGGATCACCAACTTCGTTTCGCAAACTTAACTTTGATGTCATATCGCTATCGCTAATAGTAATTGAGCCATTAGCAAGCAGATTTGCAGTTACATATGGAATGCTCGCACTATTAATACGTTGCACAGCCACTTGTGGCGTGTCTGCACCAAATTTAACAAGGTAATTATTAATACGCAGCGAACTATTAGCACTTAGCACAAAACTATTGGCTGAGCCAGTAATAGTTCTGTATTTTTTTGAAGTGTTAACATAATAGTAGATTACACCATTTTGATTGTTGCCTAAACCATAGCCAACCGCAGCACTAAACAATCTGTTACCATCGGCGCTAAGCACAACTTTTGTTCCAAGACTGCTGTTTTGTTGTGCAGCATCTGTATTTGCTACTAGTGTTTGAACAAATTGGTTAGTTGCAACTGTGACTTTTGCGCCATTTGTAGGTGTGGTGGCAAGTGTAACAATATTATTCACATAATCCATACTGAAAGCAGCAATAACACCGTCTACTGTTACAGTTGGACGACTAGTCAAATATGGAGTAGTGATTGTAGCACTATTAGCAAAAGCGTTGCTTAAACTAAAATTATTGGTGCTGCCATTTGCAGTAAAGATTTCACTTGTGCGTTCAAACACATATGTTTTACCGCTGCTAGTAATAGTAGAACTAAAGATTGCTGTGCTGTTTGGAGCACCCACTGCTACTACAGTTCCATCATAATTTGTGCTTACGCTACTTCCAAAACTACTTGCATTAGCATCGCTTGTGATAATTCTATTTGCTTCTTGATAATAAGGAGTATAATTTATAGTAATAGTAGCATTAAGTGGCGGTGCTACATCAAATAGCACTACATCTTGGCCTGGAGCACGAATATAATCTAAGTTTGGAACTTGCAGCACGCCATTTACATAAACTTGCAAATCATTAGCCACTAATCCAGTTGGCACGCCTGCTGGATATGTAAATGCAGTTGTGCTGCCATCACCTATACGTGTAGTAGTAGTTGGTGATACATTTGTATATTTGTATGCATATACACTATTAGTTGCAGGTTCACCGATAAACAACCAATTGCTGTCTTTACTTGCGCTAATTGAATAGCCAAAAGAACTGCTAGGATTGACATTTGGATAGATAGCGATTTTGGTTCCGCCAGAAATTGAAACGCCTTGTGATGCTAGATTAGCAGTTAAACCAATTTTATTGTATGGATATCCAGTTGATATGTTTGCTATCGTAACAGTTGTAGTAGCGCCAGGCACTGCTACAATCATACCATTAGCAAAGTTTGATAGGCTATAATTTGCGCTGGCCGCAATATTTGCTGTGCTATCAAATGTAGTAACATTTGCAACAAGTAAGTAAGCATTACTTTGTGTAAAGCCAGCACTTAGCACATAAAGATTATCATAGTGTATGATTTGACGTGCAGCAATTTGTTGACTATTAACGTTTGCTACATAAACCATGCCTTTTAAGTTTGTTGGTGCGCTAATAAATCCAATATTATTATTGTTGATGTCAACATTAGCACCAAAACCACCAATTCTGCTATCTGGTGATAAAATACCAATTTCTTGCCAAGTATTGTCTTGACGCTTGGTATAAACATAAGCACTACCTGTTGTATTTTTATTAGTGCTGCCTACAAGCGCAAACCCTTGTGTGCTATTAATTTTAATGCTGCTGCCAAAGTTATCACTAGGTTGTGTGAATACAGGACTTTTAAGTTGATTATAGTTCCAGTTATTTGTATTTTGTATAACATTATAACCGTTTGAACCGTTATCAATATAAACTATCTCATTATTAAACCAACCACGTGCAGGCACATAGTTTGAAAAATCAACGCCAGTTGTAAATCTAATGTTAGTTAGTTTATATACTATTGCATTTAGAGGACCGTTACCTACAGTAGTATTATTAGTGATACGCACATTAAATGTGTTATTAGTTACGGCGCTTACACGATAGAAACCACTTAAATCAGTTACGTTAGTTGTGCTGTTGCTAGCAATTAACTTGCCATTATTCAGCAGCACATAATCATATTGTGCAAGATAGTGTGGTCCGCTTGCTGTAAATTGTAATTCGCTTGGTGAAACTTGTGACACGCCAGTAATAGCAATATTATTGGTTTGGCTAAGACGATACACGCCCCAACGGTTTGCATTATCACTAGCAATCCAAATCTTGCTGCTTTCATAAAGTTGTGGTGATAGCGAACTGATATTGAAAATCTTATTAATATCAAATACACTTGCGCTTATATCATTAATATTAACAGGACCAGCAGTATCAATAATATTAGGGTTATATTCGCTAGCAGCAAAAATATTTGGCGTATATGTAGATGGCACATATAGCAGGTCATTAGGCTTAACTGTGTTTAGATCGCTACGACTTGCATCACCGCTATTTGCAAATTCAAACAAGTAGTTGTTATTAATAGTTTTGCTGTTGCCAATATTAAACTCTAGTTTATCAACATTACTAGTGCCGCCATAATTGTCTAACTTAATTGCCCACTGTTCGTTAAGCGTGATATAGCTATCAATACGACTTTGTTGATTGCGTAGATAAGCATTAAACACACTTTGTGTGCCTTTTTGTGCAATCATACCAAGATAGAATTTGTATTGTGTTGTAATATCTAAACCTAAATCAGTAAAGTATTGACGTGGTGTGAATCCTGTTTCACTTTTGCTAAGCGCATCGGCAGCACTATTCAAATCAATAGCATCAGGATTATGGAAGTTAATGAACTGCGCAGCACCACTTGCCATGTTAGGTATTAAATTCTTGCTTAGCAAGTTGCCATTAATTTCATACCAGTCGCTGCTCTTAAAGAACTGTGAACCAGGCAAGAAGTTTTGCGCAGCATAATACTTGCCTTTGAACAAAACTATATCGCCTGTGTAGTAGTCGGTATATGATTGCCATTCAGGAACTTGGGTAACATTAACAAAGAAACCAGGCGCAGTAAGCGAACCATCCCAGTTAGCAGTTTTACTGCCGCTGATACGCAATCTAAATTGACGACTGCCAACTTGTTCATCATACAGCACATCATTAAAAACTGTATTGTTATCAAAGATAATAGTATGCTCATACTGCACAACTATCAAATCTAACAGATGTATGCCTTTTTGTGTATTTTTAAGTGTAAGCGTAAAGTTGTTGCCATCACGATACACACGATAATCACGACCAGTAAGCGTAATGTTATCGCTGTCAATAACTTTTGTATAGCTATTGGTATTGGTAAGTTTATCAATAGCACCAAACTGTGTAGTAAAGTTAATATTAATGCCTGCTGGTGTTAGCGAGATGATAGTATCGCCGCCCCAGTTTTGTTGATTCCAAAATAAAAATTCTTTTGCTGCTAGAACCCAATCACTTTTTGTAGTATTATCACCTAACATATCATTAAATGAAAACCCTTGTGATTCTAGGTAACGACCATAACTTACCAAAAAGTCTACGACTTGTTGTTGTGTGCTAAAAATAGTACCATATGGATATGTGATTAATCCAGTTGAACTATCTAGATATACTATAGCAGTTTCGCTGCCTACAGTAATGCCATAATTATTGTTGTTTACTAAACTAGGAACAGTAATAAAATAAGGACGCTCACGATCAAAACCACTAATCTGATAACCATTAGTTACTTTCTGCACAATTACTGCGCTATACACAGCACGACTAATAGGTGCGCTTTTTGTAACTGCTATGCGATAATTTTCTTGTGGAATTATAACACTGCTGTTAGTGCTTTGCGGACTAACTTGATCAGCCACGATGTTTAGATAACTTTTGTCTGTAAAAGCACCCATTTTATAAACTAAGTTAAATGTGCTATTTGCTACTACATTTAACCAATTTTCTGTTACATCGAGGTTATTACTAGTAAGATAATCACGCAGCAATACGTTAAAGCCAGGTATATAACTGGTAGCATCAGTAACCGCAAAATTAAACTGACGATTATTAGTTGTGCTGTTAATAAATTGATTAAGTTTGCTATTATAAGTTAAATCACGTGTATTATACTTTAACGCACACCATTCTGCTGGTCTAGCCAAACACCATGCAATCATAACAGCAAATGGATAACTGCTGCTACGACGCCATGCAGTTTCTGCTGGTCCTTGGTCGCCTACTACCCAATTTTGGGTAGCATTATTAGCATCGTAATTTGTAACTAAAACTTGTATAGGTGATAGCAAATTACCATGTTCATCAACAGGTATAATTTTGCTTAAACCTGGTCGTGTATAGCGTGGATTTACATAACTAGCAAGTGGATTACCGCCATATACAAAACCTAATTCTAGATCACCCCATAGCACATTATTTGCGCTGCTGTATGGTGCTGGTCCATAACGCAAATCCCACCAACTTGGCTTAAATGTAAAACCTAGCATTTCCCAAGGATTAGTGTGCGGTCTGTCAGTATCATAAAAATATTTGTAGATAGCGCGCCAGTTGCCAGGCACGCTGCTATAGAAAAGATTATCTACACCGCTGCTATAATTCCAAGTAAAACGATTTTCATTTGCAGTATTATTTGTAAAAATATCAACGCTATTGCTGTTTGACCAACGTAAAAATTCAGGCGCAAGCAACTGTGTCCACTCTGTAATAGTATAGTCAGTTTTGCGGAATGCGCCAGGCACAGTAGCACTAAGGTCTACGTCACTATCATCTGCATATGTAGTAGTAATGTTATTGAATACGCGCTTTTCAAATTCAAGAAGAATATTATCACGATAATCACCATAACCTACGCTAATGCTGCCATCATGACCTACTACTGTAATTGTAGGAGTAATATAAGTGTTATCAGTAACTATCTGCGGTTCAAACTTAGGATATATGCCTAGTTTTGTAGGTGTTGCTGGCACATTACATCCAAGTGTTGATTCATACTCTACAATTGTAATAACATCATTACGGTTTAAAGTAACATTTTTACTGATAGCAACAACAGTTGATTCAATAGTATAATCTATATTTTTTAATAGTAGAACACCGTTTAGATATACTAACAAACTACGATAACCTTTTATGTCATCATTTAAGTTGTAGATTAAGTTATATCTGCGATAGTTTGTGTTTGATACTGTATATGAATTACTAGTGTAATTGCTGCCGCTAGCAATCATATCTGTATAGTAGAATGGCGCACCGCTGTTGGCTAGATCAGTAAAGTTTTTAAGAACTAAATCTAAACACGCACTGTAATTTGTTGTATCTGTAAACTGTGTGTTATTGATATATGACATCAATTGGTTTTTGAAATTTACATAACTATCGGTTGCATAACGTAGTATTTGAATAGGGTCTACATCTTGATTAGCAAACAACAGCGCAGCAGGTCTTAGTGAAGCACTGTGTTGCAGCAACTTGCCACCAACATAATTAAAATTAAGATCACGGAAGTTGTTTGCGCCTGCGGGTTCACCACTTAAATTCAATAAATTTTCACCAATTTCAATTAAGTGGTTGCGTAACTGTCCTAGTGTAATAGTAGAAAATTCTGTGTTCTCACTGTTATTAGTGAGATTTTTTGGCATAGTATAAGTTGTGTTATAGTTTTGTGTAGTGCCATAAATCTTAACAAATACACGATCACCTACAGCCAGATCGTTGTTAAACACTAGCACAGAAGTTGTGTTATTTGTAGTAAGTTTATAATTAGTAATAGGTTGCAGTATACCATTAACATAAACAAACAAATTTGTTTCATAAAAACTATTAGAATACACAGTCTTAAGGTCAAAATTGTTTATTGATACGGCGGTTGTTGTGAAAGATTGCGCAATATACTGTTTGCTTTTATCACTTACACGATACCAACCATTAGCAAAACTATAATTATTCCAACTAGATATAACAGCAGCATAGCCGCTGTTGATATTACGAACTTGGTCAACTTGATTTAAGTTGTAATCAAATGTATCAGTTTCATAGAAGTTTTCAAAAACAATATCACCTAGATTGCCAATACTTTTATATGTAAGTGCAAAACCTAGTTCGCTATCACGTGTGCCGCTGCCAATTTTATAACCAAATAATTGATTGCCAGCAAAGTTTGAACTTGGATAATTTGTTGTATTGCTTAAACTAATACCGTTTGAATCTATGATATCAAACAGCGGAAACTGCGGACGACTATTGCGAACTTGTGCTAAATGCCAATAGTTGTTGTAGTAATAATACATATTGCCTTGATCAACTAGACCTTCCATAACAATAATAGTATCGCCATCAACAAAACTTTTGATAGGCACTAGATGAACTTGGTCATATGAATTATCAAAATTAATATTATTGCCACTAGGAATATCACTAGTAATTGCATTACTAATAGTAACGTTAACATTAACAGTATCAATAGAAACGATTGTAGTGTTTTGCGGTATGCCAACGCCAGTCACATGCTGACCAATAGCCAAACTGCCTAGATTGTTAATATAAAGCGTTTTGCTGCCACTAGCACTAAAAGAATATGTGTTATAACTATATGTTGCGCTAGCACGTGTTTTGTTATTCTGCACACGATAAAGTGTAGAACGAATAGTAGGATCGCTTGCATTTTTGAATAGCACAGTTACATCATTTAGCAACTGTATTCCATCGCTGTTGTAGACATTATTTGTCTTTATAGCATAACTGTTTAAACCTTCTACCTGTGACAGCGGACTTGTAGTAGTGCTATCAGCACATGTAATACTACCACGATAATTGGTGCCGTAATTAAACAATTTTAAGTTAGGTAAAAATTCTACAATAGGGCGTTTTGCTTGTGAAGTAGCATCAAAACTATAACTTACATTATTATAATTTGCTGCGGCTTGCAACACATCACGGTGGAACCAACGATTATTGCGGCTCCAACTATTGCCATCAACACTAGCACGGTTAATAGTAATATAATCTTTTTCTTCTGGACTGTTGCTAGTGCCATCATATCCTGTGCCGCTAGCATCATAGCCACGACTATTACCAAAGCTACTACCTAGATTTGTATTAATGATTTCAGGTGTAACTAACTCGTTATATTTTATTAACTTAATACTGCTGCCCACGCCTTCAACAATATATTCATTATTAAGATATTCATTAGGCACAACAAGACCAGTAAACTTTACTTTCAAACCACTTGTAAATTGTACGCCATTAGGACTTGTATAGTAGTCACGACCTATGATATCATTAACATTTAACAAACTATTTGGTGTAGGATCAACCAATTGTATAGTTCCATATACAAGTGGATTGCTGCCATCGCAGTAATACAACACATCTTGTGCTGCGCTAAGTGTAGGGAACTTAGTAATAGTTCCTAGTTGATCTTTGTAAACAAACACGTGACCATACACATCGCCTTGACTTACAAAAACTTTTGATAGGTTAGCCCAATCAGCAATATAAGTTAAGTGCATAGTTCTGTCACTTTGCACGTTGACTTGCCATACGCCATGATATTGTGTAGCGTCTACATCAGTAAAGCCAGTAAGTGAAGTAAAGACTATAAACTTTCCATCAAATGCACGCACGCCATCAAGTGCATATTGCAGAATAAAGTTATCGTAATTCACCCCTTGCATTTGGTCATAGGTAATGTTATCTACAATAATATCGACATTTTGTGAAATAGTAGGATAGTTAATCAAATAATCTTGTGCTGTGCGCAGCGGCACAGTAAATGTAATAGTGCCACTACCTGAACCGTTGTTTGATACACCTAGCACATCGCGTGTTGAAATGTTGTTTTGAACTGTGCTTGTTCCACTAACACCTGTTTCGGTTTGAATCCAAAAATTAGTGCTTTGATTAACATGAAAATTATAACTGCCGCCACGATCAAGTGTGATAGTAGGATTTACAGTATTATTATAGCCATCAACGGCAAAACCTGTTTGACCTAGTGATGCGCTTTGAAGTTCTGTTTCATTATTAGTAATATAACTGTTGCGATGAATATAAAAATCATTTACAGTATTAGTATTATTTGCAGTAACATCAACAGTAAGCGGTCCACCTGGCACCCAATAGTATTGACGATAGTTTGTTAACTTGTCTAGATCAATAAAACCATTATAACTGTAATAACGATTTGTAAACAATCTATCATGATTGTTGTTTAATCCGCCATCGCTGCTAATTTGATTCAGAATATCAATATAGTTGTAAACATTATTAACTTTATAAGTGTTTGTGCCTAACTGACGCTTGTTAATAACAACGCCTGGCTCTAACTGATAAAACTGACTATAACTATCATTTTCATTAATATAATAATCACTAGTATTGTAAACAGGGCTTTGATCTTGCTGACCAATATAACCATACATTTTTTTAAGTTGTGGTTCTTGTATAAGCGGATCAACTGTGGCATTAAGAAAACGTTGATTGCCTAAAGTTTGGAATGCTTTTGGTAGAAAATTTATACTCTTACGACTATTTGCCATTTATTAATAACCCTGATAAAGCGGTAAGCCTGCGCTATTGATACCACTTAGAACACTTTGAACAATTTGAACATTATCGACTGTTGCTGCACTTAAGAAAATTTCATTAGGTTGGCAACGTATTTCATATAAACTACCAAAATAACTTTGTGCGCTTACAGGCAGCAGTATAACGCTGCTGATATAATCACTTAACTGTTGATGCAGATAAGCAGCCAATTCACTAAAGTAGAATGTATCACCAAAATCCCAATTATCTAAACTAAAATATGAGTTAATAGTATCAATTACTTTACTCTTGATTTCTGTATCACTTAGTGTAGTTGTTACATTTTTAACTACTTGAAAATTTGCTTGTAGCATTACATCTGCTTTTGCACCAAACAACAACTTATATACGCCAGCATTTAGCACAAGTTCATCACTAAGCATCTTATAATTGAACAATCCACTATAACTGTTATTCAATTGAACTGTATCTAAATCAGCAGGTTTAGCAACTGTGCCAGTATTATCATACACATAGTTACGATAACTTTCATCATAAGAACGAGTAAGAATATAAGAATCAATTAAGTTTGTAGCAGCAGGGTCTAAACGACGAGTATTTTCTGCATTATGTTGATATTCAAAAATTAAGTTTTGGCGACCATAATATACACGATATTTTGTGTTTACATTAACAATTGTAGCAATACCATTTATACTTTGGATTTGATAAAAAATCTGATCAACCAGCGCATAGAATACTGTGCCGCTAGTATAATTGTTGCGCACATAGTTAATATCTGTATAAGTGTGGTAAAGTGCTACAATGCCGCCAGTAGGAACCAGTTTATAACGCAGCAGATTATCGGTATCTACATATTGACTATAAAACACAAGGTTGCTAGCAACCGTAGATACTTCACTAAAAATTTGTGGATCAGTAGGCAAACCACTAGTATTGCTAATAGGATAAGTTACATAAACTTGTGTGCTATCATTATAACCATCACTGGTAGTGTAGTTTTTATAAACATTTAGCACAACTTCACTTGCTAAATTGCTGTTAATAGTGGGTAGTCGCACAGTATCACGCACTAGTGTATTTGTAGCAGCATCATAAACAAGTTGTGGCGTAGTTGTAATAAATGCTACTTGTGATGCGCTGCCAAATACAAAGTCAAGTTGGCGATAAGTTACAGTATATTTTATATTGTCTGTAGTGAACAGTAATATCCAACTGCTATCGCTGTTGCTGTATTGTGTGATTAAATTAAATGGATCAACACTATCTACGCTGCTATAAGGTATAATTGTCCACGGGTCATTAACGCCAGCAGTTTTGTTATAATCATAAATGAGTGCAAACTGTGTTTTAGAAAGTATATAAGTGATAAGTGTAGACACAGTAGTAGATAAGAAGTTAGTAGCAAATGGCGCATAAACTGAACTTACAATAGCATTACTAGGTATGTTTTCACTTAGTGTAACTGCACCAATATTGCGACCAGCAACCAACACAGTAGTAGCACCTGTGCCTACGATATTTTGTATTGAAGCCCAGATATGCATCTTATCGCTGCTAAGTGTAGGAGTGCCAGCAACAAGTGTATTGCTAGCATCAAAATAATAACCACTTGGCGGCACAAACTTAATCAAACTGCCAATCTGTAAAAACTTGCGATAGTTTGCTGTGCTGTTGCCAATTTGCTGCGGACCATTACTTAAATTATTTGGGTCTAGGAAGAAACCTGTGCTAGTTACAGTATCATTTGTGCTGCGATTCCAAATAGTAGGTTCAATCGTTGTAAAATCCAGTGGCGTATAATTCTCATAGTAGAAATGACGCATAGGAAAGTTTTGAATGATTGGTAGAATCTGATTATTAATTACACTAATAATATCATTACGACTGTTATAAGTGAAATTAAGTGTTTGTGTATAACTGTTTTTATAAAATACACCATCACGACCATATAAATCAGTAGAAGTATATTTGCCAGTAGGATCAACAATATCTAAACCACGACTTACGCCACTAGCAAAACGATTTACACTTTTTACTTTAACAATATCGCTGTAATTTGTATATGGTAGTGTGTTATAATCTTCACCATTTACCATGCGGTTTTGTGTGTAATAAGCCTGTGGTGCTTTTTGTTTGATTTCACTTGTTAAATCACGGCGTGAACTATTGCTTACTGTATATTGAAGACTTACATTAAGTGTAAGTGTTTGTGGCTTGCCACTACTATCAATATAAGGTATAGCAACATTTACGCTGCTCATATCACTAGGTGTGATACGATAAGTCAATCCATTACTAACACGATAGTAAGCACGATAAGTGCCATATGGAATATCAGCAAAACTGCCATCGCCAAATATCAAATCAATTTGATCGTTGATGCGTGTATTAACACTATAAATTGTGCGAACGCTGCGTGCTAGGCTGTTATAAATTGCGCTGCTGCCAGCAATAGCAGGCACCTTTGTCCATTCGTTACCTATAGAACCATTAGTAATTTCATATAACCAAACATCGCTGTTATTAATATTTTGAACATCAATACCAAATACACGATTAGCAACTTTTTCTGTAATAATAAAATCAGTAGAATTTAGTGAGCCTTGCTTGAAGTGAATAAAGAAACCTGTATTTGCACTAGCATTACCACGACTATCATTTTGATAAATGATACCAAACTGACCACGATTGCCAGGATCATATTCGCTAATAGTATCTGTGTTTAAGATATTAGCACTAACAACCTCAAAACTTGTAGGCACATCATTAATAACATTAGCAAAACTAAACAGCGGTAGAATAGTATTAGGCACAGCAATATTATATTGTTCTGTTTTAATACCATTAATAGTTTTGCTAGCATAAGGTTTGCCAATTTTAGTTGATTTGCTAATAGCCGCATTCATGATTTGTGTAAATTGGCTTACCCAATTAGGATTGTTTGGGTCATTCCAATTTACAGCAACACGACTTAGGTTAGCACCGTTAATATCAAAAATGTTTTCACTGGTATTAATGCTTATAATTTTAAGCAAGCCACTAGCAGCAACGTTGCGGTTAGGCACATAATTTAATTGTTTTACAAGTTTAAGAACACTATCACGACGTTCTGCTGTATCAAGAAAATTTTCACGAGCATTTAAGTCTGTGCGGAAAGCAACGCTTTGACCCATAAATGCAATTAAATCTAGTAGTGCTACATATTCGCTGCTTTCAATAAAATCATTAAAGTCTTCGCTGTAATAGGTTTTGATATAATCAACCATAACCTTGCGCAGCGTTTCAAAGTCATAACTTTGAAAGTCAGCGTTGCTGAAAGTAGTATAAATTTTTTTCCAATCTTCTGCTGCGAAGATATTACTTTGACGAGTGTTTGTAGCCATTAATAATATTTATTTGTTTAATAAAGTGCTGATATTATACTACATATAGTTTATTTGAACTCTTGTCAAACAGCACTTGTAGGTCTGCAATTTTATTGTCAGTTGCAAAACTTAGCGAAAAGTTTAGCAATAGACCACGACCATCAGGTGATTCTTGAACTACTGTTTGTGATACTATATTAAATCGTGGATCATAAGCAATTAAATTATCAATATCATTTTTTATTTCTAACTTAAGTGCTGGCGTAAGTGGATCAAATAATCTGTTCCAAATAATAGTGCCAAAGTTAGGATTATGTAACTTCTCGCCTTTGCGTATAGATAAATGATTCAAGAAATCTTGCACGATCAAATCATTATCGCTAATACTAACAGGACCAAAATCACGATTTATTGTGGAATAACCTTTATATACAGCCATGTTAATATTTAACATCCATTTGCACTGCCACCACTAGCAGCACTGCCGCCAGGCGTAGGTGAGCCACCACTTGGTGCTGTGCTGCCACTACCAGCACCAGGCGCAGTTCCAGTAATCGGCACAACTTCATTAGTGCGTGGGCTGTATGTGAGTGCTGGTGCATTTAACGATGCTTCGTATCTTGCATTACTTGCTGCGGCAGCAATACCAGGATCAAGTGGTATAGTGCTAGCATCAGTAGCCAGTGCTGGATCAAGACCTTGAAGTGGACTTTGTATTGGTGCTTGATTTAAGTCCGTAGGTCTAGCCGTTGGCAGTGGAATATTAGGCGCAGGCTTTGCGCCATCAAAACTACTTAGTGGTGGTAGGCTAGGATCAGTTAACGGAACTGTATCACGGTTAGGTGTAGTATCAACACTTGACTGTTTAGATGCTAGTGTAACATCACCAGTTTGATTATCAATTGACAAAATATCTTGATATGGACCTATAGAAAGTATAGATTTTGCGTTTCCATTTGTGCTACCGCTATTACCTAATGTTTTAATCAAATTATCAGTTGCTAATTCACTTGTTTGTGGTGCTTTATATGATGTATCTGGTGCACTATTGCTAGTAGTTTGTGATAGTAAGAAATTGCGTTCAGCAACATTTGAACTTTCACTTGTGTAAGCGTTTGTGTTTGTGCTAGGAACGCTACTAGGATCATCAGCAGACTTAGTAGTAGTAGTGTTAGTGCCACCACCACCGCTATTAACTGTTGCAGCACTGCTATCATCAGCAAATTGCACGCTGCCGCCGCCTAGCGTAAAGGAACTACCATCTGCTAGTTTGAATGTAGTGCCACTAGCAGTTTCAGGATGTTCTTCTAGATATCTACGTGCAGCGTTAGCATCGCTTACACTAATAACATTTGATTGTGATTGCTGCGAACCATTACCGCCATTAGATTGTGATAGATAATTTACAATACCACCAACAGCAGCACCTAGTGCTAATCCACCCAAAATTTGTGTAAGCGGACTTGCGCCATTATTATTAACTGAACTGTTAGTAGGACTTACAAATCCGCTATTGTTATTGTTGTTTTGCCATGGCAGACTGCTGTTATTCAATCTGCCTACAAAAGTAGCATAATCAATACCAAGTGAAGCAGCACAACCATTTACAACCTGATCAAAACTATACAGCACACGACCTTGATTATAGGATATTACATTAGTAGCCCAACCTAGCAGCGTTAGAGCATCGCTAAGTGCTACATAATTACTGCTGCTTAAACCATTATTATTGCACATATAACGTGTCATGTCTAGAACATTTGGATCATTAACGCTAGTAGCATTTAAGTAACTTACAATTAAATCTATAGCACGAATGCTAGTGTTAGTATTATAACTAATAAATTCCAAGCACAGTTGTGTAATGCCATCTTCTGGTCGTGCATAAACTGCTAGACCATTAGCAAAACCAACAGCAAACTTATCGCTTTCGTTATAAGTCAAATTGCCTGGATTGTTTTGTAGTTCGCCTGTGGTATAATTAGGATCGCTGTTGCCTTCACTTACTCGTGCAGCATCAAATGAAATACCGCCACCAAATGGCAATCCACTTGTATTACCAACTGATTGTGTAGTTTGTTGATAAGGCACGCCGTTGCTTACACCACCACTATAACCACCGCTGCTATGACCTTGACCAAAGAAATTAGCAAGACCAGCAGCATAAATCACAGGCGGTATATTATTAGCCATAGGTCCATAACTGTCTTGCACGTTACTGCTACCAAAATTGTTAGTAGCACCATAAGGACCGCTGCTGCCGCTGCTAGGCAGACCTTGTTGACTACCGCGTGGTGGTTGGCTTTGTGGATTAGTAGGTGCGTTGTGACCGCTCCATGGCTCAATACTAGGCATACTCTTAGGTGTTTCTGCGCCACTAGCATCACTACCACTTTTTGTTGAGCCAGGTTGTTGTGAAATACAAGCAGCATCCATATCAATATGTTGGTCGGCTCGTATCTCAAGACAGTTTTTAGCAGTTAAATATAAACTTTTTTTAGCAACAACATGCACATCGCTTTTTGCAGTCATTTTAAGACTACCGCTTGCTAACATATTAAACTCTGTGGCTTGCATATTAAATGCGCCATCACTTACTATATTAACTGTTTTGCCATGTAGTTTTAGATCGCCTTTGGTTTCTAGATTCATGCCGCCATTAGAAGATATGTTTAGTGTGCCTTGATTAAACACATTAATATCGCCAGCAGCATTAATTTCTACCCATGCTGTACCTTTACTATTGATTACATAAATGAAATCTTTAGTGTCATTCATCAAAATCATATGACCTTTGCTGCTGCGTAGTCTGTAGATTTGATTATTGCCTTTGGCGTCACCATCATCCATAATGAATGTGTGACCGCCTTTGCGACCACGCACACCCCATTCATTTATACTATCATTACCACGTTGTTCTGTATAATACTGCGGATCATTAGGGTCTAGTGGTTGACCAGGTGTTGAAATACCAAATACATTAGATGGTGCTTCACGCATACTGCTAGATGTGCCAGGTCCACGATCAGGATCAGTTGTTAAATGCTGCGCATCCCAAATAGATTTTTGATATTCATGTGCTAATTGGCCAGGCACGTTTGGAATTTTTTCAGTATCGGCTTTTGTTAATATATCAACTGGACCATTAGTTTGTGGCGCAGGATTGCTGCCATCTAACTTGCCTGCCATACCAGGTAAATTATAGTTTTCTAAGAAATCAGGTATGCATGCAAACCAAAAACCTACTTCGTGATTACCTTGCGCAAATGTGCATAGCACCTTAACACCAATATCAGGTGGCACAAACCACATACCATAACTGTGTGAATGACCTGCATAATCTTTGTTGTCAACTTTATTTGTGCGTCCATAAAATGGTGTGCAATATGAAACTGTTTTCCAACTGCTATCGCTGTTTTCATCGCCACCTAACTCTGCAATATAAACTTGTAATTTGCCGCTGCGTGTAGGATCGCTGTTGTTTTTTACAATACCTACATAAGGACCAGGACTAACACGAGCATTATCTGCGCTTTCATGCACAGTCCATGTAGGTGATTTACGACTGTTTTGTAAGTGTGTATCAGTAGTCATTAGTTTCTGTCCTCTTCATGTGTCCCACTTGGAGTGCTAGTGCTGTTGCTGGATGGTTGTGTTGTAGGTGCCACAGCAGTGCGTGTTGGTGATTCTGCTTGCGGACTTTCGCCACCACGTGTAGCAGCATTAAGTGTTTGGCTAGGAACAGTAGGTGTGCCATCACTACGAACTGGTGTAGAGTTTTGTTGGGCTTGGTTACGCACTCTATAATTAGAAAGTTTTTGTGTAAATTTACCACGACTAAAGTTGCTAGTCACTACAGCAACACTATAGATGCCACTAAATTGACTATATGTGCTGCTTTTTTCAAATAATCCAGTTGTATCATCATAATCATTATTTGGTGTAGAAAAATAAAAGTTAAAATACACAGGATTGTTATAGTTAATACTGCCATTTGGACCTGTATAGTTACCTAGTCCTACTTGACTAGGATGTATTAAAAAGTAATCTTGACTAATCCAATCAGGATCACCAACAATCGTAAAGTCTAACTGTATCATATCTGCACGATTATCATGTAGTTTTTCCATAAGTTCTTGTACAGCAATAGTTTGTGCGCTTACGCCAGTAGGAGCAGTATGCTGTCGATTTGCTAAACCACGTGCATAATAGTAGTTTGGTTTGAAAAAACGTGAATCAGCAAATGCATCATAACCGCCAGCATTATAAGTTGGTAGTTGTGTATCACTTGTTGCACCATTACCAGCACCAGTATTGTCTTGTGCTTTGTTAATATAATTGTTTGGAACGCCGTTACGTATTTCAAAGAAAGCCATGTTATATTCTATTTTGGCATCTAACACATCACGGTTATCGCCACTATACAAATATTTGTATTGTTTTACTATTTGATTTTGATTTACAGGTGCTTGTCCAAAACCAGGATTATCATTACCGTAAGTAACAAAAGGCATAACAACCCAACGAATAGTAGTTTGATAATAACCTGTGCCTTGATCAATATTGCCAAAATTAATTACTGGTGTAATTTTCCAAGTTTTAACTGGTTGGTTATCATGATTACTTGTAGTATTTTGCTTGGTCATATAATCACTAACACCAATAATACTACCAATAAAATCAGTAATGCGTGTGCCGCTAGCAGCACGAAATGCTTGGCTGTCAGTAGTTAATTTTAGCACGCCTAGTGATGCTTGTTTTCGCACATTTGCATCAGCAGCATCTTTGCCTTGTATTGCTATACTAGCATCTTTAAATGTAGTTGGGTCAATAATACTAGCATTAAGTATTTCTTGATCAAACTCAAACTCAAATCTGTTAGCCAATCGTTGCCCTACTTTTTGACCGTTGCTATCAACTTGTTTTACTTTTTCATCTTCGCTTGCATTAAGTGCTTCTGCTAAACCTGCTTTGACGATAGTATTATTGCCAGCAACACTATCTGTAACTGTGCTAGTAATTTGTTTTTCTTCATTAATTGTGCTGTAACTTTGTACTTCAGTAGTAGAAGCAAGTTGACCATTAAACAAATCTTTAATAGTGCTGCCTTTTACTTCTACGTGAAAAGGTAGTGTGTTGTATAAACCAATTAATCCGATTGCATTAGCAGGTATTGCTTGGCAACTATAAATTGCGCCGCTACTGTTTAATGTATACTTGATGTGAACAAAGGTAAAAGGTATGTATTTGGTTGTGCCTGGTATTGCTTCGCCTTGACCAGTTGCAACATTTGTGGCTGGTGATACAGGTTTTCCACTATCATCATAACCTAAAAACTCTATCTTCATTACAAAGAAACTGTTTGCCCAGTTAAAATTAGGTTCTGGGTTTAGTGCTTTAGCCATAATTTGTAACTGTGCCAAAAACTTAACTGTATAAGGTTCTATGATATCAAATTTTAATGTAATAACATCGGTGGCACGTGTTAAGCCACTGTTTGTGTTTACGATAGTTTTTAATTCTAAATTATCAATACTTAAATCTGTAGGAAAATATGTGCGGTCTTCATTAGCACCGCCGCCATCTGCTGCTACAAATATACCGCCTTGTTTAATAAGATATTCGTTGCCAGGATTTATACTATGTGAATAAATTTTATTGATTGTATCACGTGGCACGCCATAAATTGAAATACGATAAGTCCAGTTTGTATAATCATGCAGTTTATTTGTTTTAATAGCAGTGCTGCCGCCGCCGTTGCCATAACTACCGTTGTTTATATAAGGTCCGCCTACACCATCGCTTTTAGGTGCACCGCCTTGTGTAATTACAGTAGCACCATTATTAGAACCGCCGCCATATATGCCATTATTTACATAAGGTCCGCTAGTGCCATCACTACTAGTGCCGCCTGTTACAGTTTGGTCCGTTGCTGGCGCAGTTGCAGTAGTTTTGCCGTTGCCGCTGCCACTAGAACCATTATCTTCATCTGTAGTAGGTTGTTTTGTGTTGCTAGTAACGGCTACTGCATCAGTAAGAACTGCGCCACCGTTGCTGCTACTTGCACTGCTTGAAGTTCCACTGCCACTGCTGCCAGCAGTATTCGTGCCATCATCCGCAGTAATTTTTTGTTGTGTTTGTACTGCTAGTGCAGCCGCCGCAGTTTGCTCGGCTAACTGTTGATCTGTAATAGCCACCTGTGCCGCAACAGTAGCAGATTGTGGATCAATTTGTAATCCTTGTTTTGTATTTGCGTTATCGCTTGCGGCTATTGTGCCACTACTGCTTGTAGGAGCAGTAGACGCAGGCGTTGTATTATCTGCTTCTGCTTGTAGCGCAGCCACACGTGCTCGTGCTGCTTGTAGCGCAGTTTGTGCAGCAACTAGTTCAGCCGCACTGCTTTGCGTAGCAGTTTGTTGTGATATTTGTAGTGCGCTTTGTGCAGCATCTTGTGCAGCAGCAATTTGTGCTGCATTATCACTTGATACTACTGTGCCGCTATTAGTCAATAGTGGTGTGCCATTCCAAGTGTTATTGCGTATAGGTGTTATAGCACCACTATTGCCATCACCTACAATAAAAAACTCTGGTAAAGTAGTTACAGGATTGCCATTAATATCAGTTAGTGGTTGACCATAGGTTTGTGATACACCAAAACTTCCTATATCAAGTGCTGGATAAGCACCGCTGTTTAATATAGCAGTCTTGGCATTTAGAACATCATCACTACTAATAACGCCGCTGCCGCTTGCTACAAATTGATTAATTTTATTTTTGAATTGTAAATTTGCTGCATCTAATTGTTGTTGTGGCGTTAAACCAGTTGGACTTAATGTATTGTTTGGCATTTAGATACCCAACGCATTTTGCAGTGTAGCCTTAGTTGGCAAATATATTTGAGTATTAGCAGTAAAATCCCATAGTGGATCAATTAACGTATTAGGATTGCGTTGCGCAAATACCCACCAAAGCGTAGGATTGCCATATAAATCATATGCTAACAAATCAGGACGATACTCATGTTGCGGCGGTATCGTAAACAATATATCGCTTTGCAGTTTAGGTATTGACCTATCAATACGCAAATCTAAAAATTGACCGTTACCAAAACTAGGAGTGCTATAGTATGCGCTAGCAGAACTATATGTAGTTGTGTTAAACGCCATTAAATCCATCCCCCAGTTTTATCGTTGCCGCCAACAAGTGCGCCTTTAGCAAAACCAACCAAGCCAAATTGCTTACTAATCTTATTGCGACTGTATGTTGGAACCATACTTAAAGATACTTGTAGTGAAGTAGGAACTTTTTGACGCTGACCTTTTACTGTGCAACTAATATAATCTACTTCGTTTGGTAGTGTAAAATCAAAATTAGTTAATACTACAGGCACATGATTAAATGTATATGGTCCATAACCATCTAGGAATAACACAGGCGGTGGCGTGCCAGCAAGTTGATCAATACCATAAAACATTTTGGTTGCGCTGCTAAAAAAGTGCATCATAGCAATAACATATTCTGCTTCTGCTGGATAATTTGCTGTAAACTGCGCTGTAATATTAATTGTTTCTACTTTACTGTATTGATAAGCAGGCGTAGTATAATTTGTATGCACCAAGTTCATCATATCATAACTGGCTTGATGATTAACTTGTATTTGTGGTGTATAAGGAAATAACACACCGTTAAGTTCTTCAAGTGGTTTTAACACAGCGTTGTTATTGCCTATAAGTTGTCCTGTTTGATCATATATGATAACACGACTTTCACTATCATCTTGAAAAGCAGTATGGCTATCGCTATTGCTCGCTTGCAGTTGATCTTGACTAGTGCCGCCTATAGCAACACCAGTTCCACGCAGTCGCCCACCAGTAGGATCAGTAGATGGTCCGTTAGTTAAACCATATACTAAACCTTGTAGTGAGCTATTAATTGCTGTTTTGACTAAACTTGTTTTTAATGTTTGTAGTCCACCGCTTGTAGGATTATTGACGCTATAGTTAATATAACTTTGTGCAGGCAATCTGTATCCAGTTGTGCCTGGTATAGTATAACTTGTTTGCGGTAAACCTGCGTTGTTTACAACAATACCATTTCCACCATTAATAACCGCATCACTAGTAGGATTGCTAGTTCTTGTAGTTTGATTACTCTGTGGTGTGCGACTATAAAATTTTTGCGGAGAAAAATTAAATAAACTCATACTTGCTCCAATAAAAATATTTATTTCTTCAAAATAACCATATATAATAGATTACATGATAGCACCCAAAAGAAACCAATACTTAACAAACAAAGACTTGCTGCGTGAAAT